TGCAGGTAGGCTGTGGTATAGACACAACATCATACGCAGCTGCTTACGCAAAGCATTTTAAGAAACAAGCCATAGGATGTGGCGTTGTACTAGGCGGACATACCGCAATAAATTGTCTAATGGAACTATGAAAAATTCAAAACTAAACTTTCTAATTGTAGCTATTATAAACGCAGTGATACTATACGTAATTTTCTGGAACTTATTTAATTAGTTGTAAAGCCTGTTGTATAAATCAGGATCAAGCTTTCGTAATTCGCTTGGGGATATTGTATTTCCACCTTCGTCCTGAAATCTAATTTTAAGCTTACCTCTTCTAATGTCTTTGTAAAAAGGAATTAATCCAAGTTGCCCGAGCAGTTCAAATGAAATTCTATTTGTTAGCTCTTCTTGAGCTCTATCTCTAGCGTCTTGAGTTTTTCTTGATTGAGTTCTACCAGCCAACTCTGCTCCCCTTGTTAATGTTTTAGCTAATGGCCCGTATGGTCCAGCTAAAATAGGCACAGCTATTTCTGGTAAAGATTTACCAGCAAAATCATCAAGCCCTACTAAACTATAAACAATAGAGTCATCATAAGCATCATACTCACCACCATCTCTTAAGAAATCCAGATATTCTTTATTTAAATACTCAATACCATAATTTACTGGTAGGGCTGGTATATTACCTAATCCTCCTCTAAACATTAATGTTGACAAAGAACCTATAACCTGTCTGGTAATTAACTGAGCCACATCTTCTTCCTCCTCTTCCTCTGGAGCACCTAAGAATACTTCATCAAAGAATTTAGAGAATGTTCTATAAAGTATAACATAAGATGACATACGTGCTAATATTCCTGCTAATAATTTACCTGCTTGAGCTTTAGATATTTCACCATCTTTAAGCATAGCTCCTACTGCAAATCTAGCTGTAGCATATTCATTCAAATTAAAGTTTGCCATGAAAGAGTTTATTACTCTATAAAAGTTTTTAGCAGCCTCACCCTTCTCATCCCTTCTAACATTTTTAATAATAGCATTAAATGGATTACCAGAAGTAATAAATTCAGCTACAGTTTTATCAGATTGAAACGTAGCATCTTTAATTGATTTAGCATATTTACTATCTTTTAAATACTCAGAAGTACCATCAGCAATTTTTTCAAACTCATCTACAGTTAAATCTACATCTTCATTTAGATTATTTTTTACATTGTTTTTAAATTCATTTGCAAATTTTGATATCCAAAGAGGTCTAGCAATTAATTTATCACCACCCGCCATAAGTAAATCACTTATGGAGTTTACAACTTTATAAGTCTGTCTCGGCCCCATGCCCGCTATTATCGACATTTTTTCCTGAACCCTGCTCTGCATACCTGATTGTCTCATTTCAGATAAATTCAAATAATTATTAGGGTCAGAATATTTGCTATCAGCTTGGCCAATTATTTCTCCTAATTTATTTACTTCAGCAGAATTTAAATTTTCTAATATTTTTAAATAGTTATCTCTCGCTTTTGGTTTTAAATTTAAACTTATAGAAGAATACTTATCGTATGCGTTTTGAATAACCTCGGCTGGCTGTGTTACAAGCATAGCAGCGTTACCTAAAAGTTCTGCTGCAAACCTAGGAACAGATCCAAGTAAAACTCTATACCCCATTTTTTCTGCTTCTCTTTTTAAATTAAGACCAGTAGATCCAGCATCCATAAAAGTTCTTACATAAGTTATCCTAAGTAACTCACGCACTGAATTAGCCAACGCTAAAGAAGCATCTGCCTGTCCTTTGTTTCCATTTTTATACTTGTTGTAGAGCTCGGATGTTAATGCCTGTATTCTTCCTACCTCGTCTTTCATGTAATAAGAAAGATTTGTTTCTTGTGTTCCCCTGAGCAATGAAAGTATTGGATCAAAACTTATTGGCTTTACCCCTTCAGTTCTTTCTTTTTCAGTAACGCCTTCAAAGTTTTCTGAAAAATCTTTAGCCTCATTTCTTACATCCACATCTTGCTCAAGTGGAGATTTTAAAACCACTCTATGTGAGTAATTATTAATAAGCTCAAGCTCTTTATCAGATCGTTGAGCATTTTTAATTATTTTCTGTTCAAGTTCTGCGTTTCTTTTATCTAATATTTTGAGTGCTTTTTTTTGTGATGGTTTTAATTTTCTCTTCATCACATCGGGGTTAATTTCCCCATTTTTAACATGTTTTTTTAATAGTTCAATTAAAGCTTTTCCATCTGCATCAGTTAAAACTCTACCAGCTAAAGCTTCATCCGCTGTAAACTGAGCCAGCTCTACAGGGTTTGGAGATTTTTCTGACGGAACACCATCTACTATATTACTTACATACTCTCTAGCTAATTGATATAATCTAATTTCATATAAATCTTTAGTAACATCGTTTTGTTTTCTTCCTCTTCCTAATAATTTATCTGTCTTTGATTTACCCTCGTATCTTATAAAGTCTTCTGCTTTTTCTGCATCTGTATTTACTCTTCTATAATCCGTTTTAAATTTTGTATATACATCTATTATTGGTCTTATTACAGTACGATATATTTTAGTGCTGTTGTTTAAACCAAAAGCTTGATCTATTCTTATAGGCGATGTACCTCTAGCTTGCTCAGTTAAGACACCTCTACCTGTTAAGTTAGATTTTACTTGTGAGGCAAAGTTATCTAAGTTTGTTTTTACCGCCTCCTCTGTTATAACATCAAAAGATTCATCTAAAGTTTTTAAATCACTTGTAATGTCAGCTCTAGGCTCAGGCTTATCAGCTTTAGGAGTCTTTCTTTGCTCTGGAGGAACAATAGGTTTTTGTTCAGATAATTTTTCTGCCTTAAATACCGCTTTACTTTCAGCTTCCCTTATTCCTTCTTCAGTTACCTCCGATATAAGTTGAATGTTTTCGGCTGAAGGATTTATTCCAGTTATTTCTTTTAATTTGTTTTCTAAATTTCTTTTTAAATCTACAGTAGATTCTATTATTGAATTATTGTATTCAGTTTTATTTGGAAAGTTAGTTATAAATTCAGCGACCTGGTCTTTTGTAAATTCAATTCCATTTCCATCTATAAATCCATCCTCTAAACTCTCCCCATCTTTACTTACCCATGTTCTTGTAAAATTATTACCTAATTGTGAAGGCTTATTACCTATAACTTTTATAATAGATGTAGGAGTAAATTTTTGTTTTAATGTAAACATAGAAGGTAATCCAGATTGTAAGTTTTCTTTCAATTGTGAGGCTTGTTCTGTTTTTATATTATCAATTGCTCGTATGGCAAAAGCTATTTCTTGAGGACTATTACTTTCATCTAAAGTTTTGTTTGCTGCATCAATAGGACTTAAGCCTTCAATATTAGTTACTTCGTCAGGGATTACATTTATAAACCCTTGTTCAACCAATAAAGTTTCAGCCGTTTTTCTTCCTTCAGTTGAAACTTCTTGCCCTTTTTTCCTTATACTTTTAATAACATTGTCTTTTGTAAGTATAACTTCAAAGTCTCCAATTTTCTGTGTTTTATCTGTAGCAGAAACTTCAATTGGAGCTACAACAACCTCTTCTTCTACCTGAGTTCTAAACTCTTCAAGCACTGGCTGACCTTCTCCGTAATCCATTCTGATTCCTTGCCTGTTAGTTGTGTTGTTTATTAATTGTTGAGCTTGTGATTTAGTTGAAGAAGGTTCAATTAAACCAGTTTTTATATTTCTCACAATCCACTTATTTTCCCCACCTTCTTCTAACTCTTGTAAAAAACCATCTCTATTATCAATAATCTCAAAATCTTTTTTAGCTTCTCTTGGATTCTCTGGCAGTGTATAAGTTTCCTCTACTACCTCGCTCGCATCGTCCTCAACCTGAGTCTCGACCTCTTCGGCTGGTTGCGTAGTTTGGGTTTCCTCGGATGCAATCTCTCCGGTAGTGACTGCCCCTTGAGTGTCTCCTGTTCCCACTGCTGGGCTAGTTTCGGGTTGTTTCGATAGAGGTATCTCCTCTGTGCTTGGCTTTTGAATGGCATCGCTTATTGTTTTATATTGTTCTTCTAATTCTTTTAATTTTACTTTTGCTCTAGGCGTTTTGTTGTCTTTAGTTTTAGTTATTTCTTTGTCTAACCTAATCAATTCTTTTAATTGTTCATCGCTGGGCTGTTTATCTTTATCGAAGGTTTCTTTTATTTGAACTGCTATTGGAGCATCTTGTCTAGCTTGATTAACTTTATCTTTAAACACAGGATCATTTTCTATTTCATAAGTTATACCAGTTATAGCGTCATAATTATTACTATTTATAATATCTGCAATAACACTTCTATCAACAACTTCATTATTTATTTTGTATTGTGGTGTTTTAGCAACACCAATAGCAGTTCCTATAATAGATGGGCCAGCTATTTCTCCAAGAGCTTCAAATCCTATTTCAGCTACATCCATTTCCTGTCCCGCTACTGCTCGACCCGCAGCTTCTGCCGCTCCACCTCCTACTGCTTGAGTACCTAAACCAGATAAAGCGCCAGCAGTTCTTCCCAGTTTTGTCCCTACTTTCGCAGCTACTCCACCAGCTAAACCTCCAGTTATAGCATTAAGTGCAGAGATGGTTGCACCTCTACCTAATGATCTATTTCTAATTGTGTTCCTTGATTCATCATCTTCTAATACTATTCTAATGTTTTCATCAGTAAAATCTAATCCTTTATTTTGAAGCTCTTCTTTTAAAAATTCTGTGTATGATAACGCTGTTTCAAGAGCACCAGTCATTCCAAGTATTGAACCGATTCCAGCACCCGCAGTAGATGTTATAGGAGCTAATATACCACCAGCTAACCCTGCTGCTGCTCCCGCCCCCGCTCCTGCTGTACCTGCTGCTACTGAAGCTGGGTTAATCATTGATCGAAGAGAAGACACTGCTACTTGAACTGCAGCTGTTGGGTTTTTTAAAACACCTTTTATGAAACCTTTCACACCCTTACCTTCTGCTTCATAAATTCTACTAAAGTCTTGCATTTCCTCTGAGGGAGAAAAAGATTCCATGGTTTGAACTGCTTGAATATAATCTTGTAATGTTTCGTCAGTTACATTAGTTCCAGAAGCAAATACTTTTAATGCATCATCGACTGTCCCTGCTTGTCCAGCTCCTGTTTTCCAAGCTCTGTACATATCTCCAAAAAAATCTGTGACTTCATTTTTACCAAAAGTTCTTTCAATTGCTGTGTCTTTTTCAGCTGTAGGAGTTATGCTAAGACGCTGGTTTCTTGATAATGCGCTTGGCTGAGAAATACCAGGTCCCAATCCTGAAACCATATCGGCTTCGTCTTTTTTTTTTAACCCATAAGTATCCTCAAACTCTTCAAAAGAACCCACTTCATATCTTTCAGAAACAACTTCATCAAAAAAAGATTGACGATTACCTATATCTGAAAGGTATCCTATAAATTCTTCTAATGAACCAACATCAAACTCATCTATTAAATCTTCATACAATAATTTAATTGCTTCTTCATTCATTGTTAGTCTTCGGTTTTGGTAAAGCTCTCTTTAAACTTGAAGTACCTCCGGTTACAGGAAGATTTTGATACTCATCGAAAAGTCTTTTATTTGCTGCGGTTAGTTGCTCCCTAATTTGATTAGGTGTAATTTGTATATTGTTTTCTTTAGCAAAATCTAACAATTCTATTATCTTATCTAATTCTAATTGAGGATTGTTTTTTGTAGGTAAAATTATAGGTTTAGATAATAGACCTGGGATTTTAATCTCTATTGCATAATTTGCATCTTTAATTTTTTGTTCTGGAAGTAAAGGTCTACCCGCAATTCCCGCTCCAGCTTTAGCAAATCTTAGTATTTTACCAGCTAATGTACCACCTTCTTTTTGAGGTTCAATTATAGCAGTGTTTATTTGAGCTTCAGTAAAGCCTTGATGATTAAGTACAGCCTGAATGCCATTTACAGTATCTTCAATTTTGTTTCCTGTAAAACTTTCAGGTTTAAATTTTTGTAAATATTTTCTAGGATTTATAAAATTAGGTTTACCATCACGTACTGGATCTTCAGGGTCAACCATTAAATTATCAGACGCAGTATAAGAAACTACTCCTTTTTTTTCTGATTGTCCTTTTTGAAAATCTAATGTTTCTTTTCTTATATCTATCTCTTGCTGTCTAAGTTCATTAGTTGCTTTTTGAGCCGCAGTTAAACCTGCAACTGGTGTCTCTGTTTCAGGCAACGCTTTATCTAGTCTATCTATCATATACTCTTCAGCTGCTTTTCTTTGTTCATCAGTTATTTCATACGCACCATTCCTGCCGATTAAAACTGTTTTATCATCTACTTCAAACGGATCTAATGTAACATCATACTCTGGCACATAATCAGCAAGTATACTAATAACAGCGCTATCGTCTTTTAAATAAGAACTTACATAGTCTCTCTTAGCTTCTAAGGTTTTTGCTTCACTCATCAATGCAGAATTAAATGCACCCTTTACTCTTGTTCCAACTGCGCCTATTGGTCTGCCTTCACTTTGAGCTTTTCTTACCATCTCAGGTGTTATAGTAACATCCTGTATCCCTATGTTTTTTGTAATGTTTTCAATCGCACTGTTCATGTCAAACTTATTTAATTGAAAGTTTGATATTCTAAACATATCTGAAGCTGATGCTATATCCTCTACAGTGGTTTCCATTATACCACTAGGCGCTAGCCTTGCAGTATTTACTTCTCTAGTGTCAGGGTTTATAAATGGAGTACGATTACCAAACTCTAAAAGTTGAGCCATCTTTTCTCTGTACTTTATTTCTACAGCTGAGGCAGTACCGTTGTCTATTCTTTCTTGTATAACATCATAATTTTTATTAAAGTTATTAGCGCCTGCTATCATAAGCTCTGTGCCTGATAAAAGGTTAGCTCTTCGGTTGTAATATTCTTGTTCAGATATATTACCTGTTTTCAATAAATTTAAATCTGCAAGAGCAGCTTTGGATGCTTGAGTAGTAAATTGTGCAAGGTATTCATTGAAGGCTGTGTTAGAGCCCATAGGCATATCAATAAGCATCTTTGCATAGTCCGTGCTTTTAGTTAATATATCTTCCCTTCTTTCCTTTCTGTCTTCTGTAATTTTAGTAATACCATCAGACACCTGTGTTCCTATAGCATTCCAGTCTATTTGACGATTCGCTGTATCTCTACTTACATATCCGTATTTTGTTGCCATAATATATTATCCTAATTTAGGTGCTGATACTCCTGGTTGCATGAATTGATAAAATGGATCATTATTTAGGTTAGGAATTGTTGAGTCAAAGCTAATTAAGTCCTGCCCAAAATTACTATAATCTGTACCGCTATAAGTTCCTAAACTTGGCGCTGATGTGCCACCCGCTGCTTTTGTTACATCAAAAGGATTTTCTGAGAAAATTTGCACACCCGTAGTTAAAGCGCCTGCTGCACTTTTAATAGCACCTGCTTTTGCTGCATCTGCCGCTGCTTGAAAATTTGCCGCTGCTTGTTGAGCTCCTTTTACTTCTCCTAAATCTAAATCAACTCTAGCGCTTTGTAATCTTGATTCTTCTCTCGCCGCTAATTCTTCCAATCTTTTTATTTCCTGTGACATTGAAGCTCTTTGCTGCCCAGCTTGCGCTTGCTGAGCCATAAGTACCTGACCCGCAGTTGCCGCTGCACCTCTAGTCTCCCCTTCAACACCCGCCTGTAAAGCTGCTGCCGAGCCTTGTAGTAAATTTTCTCTTGCTAATTCATAAGGTTCTTTAGCAATACTAAGACCTGCTAAATAATTTACTTCTAATTTTTTTCTTGCTGCAGCCATAGCTTTATCTGCCTCAGCTTCTGCTTTTTTCATTTCTTTACGAGCTTTTCCAGCTTGAGCGAAACCTGCTGCAGATGTTCCTGCTTGTATAGCTGCTGAAGCAATTAGTGCTCCTGTAGTTCCTAATGCCATATTATATTTTTTTAATCATTTCGTGTGTTCTTCATAAGTTTTAATTAAACCATCGTGTCTTAATAAAGCATAAATATATCCTCCGTTTTGTGAACATATATTTGTTAAGGTACTAACTAAAAATTTAACTGCCTCGTGTCTCAATGCTTTATCTTCTATTTTATTATCCGATATTATCCAATCAACCCAACTTACCTTTGAGTTGGTAACATACATAAAACCTGCGCAAACAGGCTTGTTATCTAACATTACCATCAAACCACCTTCGCCATTTTCTGGTAAAAAATCTTGAGCTGGCGCTTGCCAACCCCAATCTTTCCACCAACCTATCAATACATCATTATAATCAGATGTCTTTAATTTCCTTATACTAAAGTCCATACTACTGCAAAGATACTAATTTTACGGATAGCTTTTCATAACTTCCGACTCAATAGCAAACAATTCAGTAGCTGTTGTGCTTGTGTTTGTAACAGTAAATATACAATAGTGTCCAAGTAAACCGTGAGACTCTGCCTCTGCATTTTTGATAAATAATATGTAAGCATCATTAATTGTTATAGGTGAAGAGCCTGTAACTGATGTTGATATAGTTATTCTATTTATATTGTTAGGTAAATCTACTTGTATATTTGTCACTACACCCGCTAAACTTATTGTGGTATAAGAAGGCACAGAGAAGTATAGATAATCTCCTATGCTAATTATACTACCTATTGAAACAAGTGGATTGATAGAAAAGTTTAAAGTACCTGTTGTTCCGTTAACCGAATAACTACTAGACTTTCCTATACCATTAGCTGATCTCATTGCATATTGTCCTTGCAGCGCAGGCACTTCCCCTGTTTGTCTTAGGTAAGCAAAATACGCTCCTTCTTTTTTTACAAACCAATCGTTATCAATGAATCCATTTTGCTGTATATCCGTTTCCGCTACGGCTTGCCAAGCTGTGTCAGATTCTAGGTTAATAGTTTTAAATATTTTGTTTTCAAGTGGCGACTCATTAAACACACTTGTTATTTGTGAATTATATTGTGTGCCATAATAATTATTTCTTGTTTCATTTATATTGTGTTGAAATAAATTACCTCCATTGAATGAATAAAAGTAATTATTCATTCCTAACATTATCTCGGGTATATAAGAATAAAACGATGGCCATCCTTTTGAAGATTGACTATATGTTAATGTATACTCTGTGTCAACAGGAGATGGTATTGGAGGAACAATACTAGTAGGAGCAGGCGTTGCTGTTGGAACTGGAGAAGGACTAGGTGTTGGAGAGCTACAAACACTGCTATTGTAATATAAATTATAACCACCACCCATATAACCATGGTATAAACAAGCATAACTAAGTACTCCAAAATCTCCTATAACTGTTATTGTGACATCACCATAAAAATAATCATACGTGTTGCCGTCAGGTGCTGTTCCTGTCCCTGCATTTGTAGTCCCCGTGTAAGTTAGTTCTGCGGTTTTACCTGTATTTAATATAGCTATAGGATGATTAGATGGAACGTTCTTTAAAACATAAGTTCCTAATTGAACCCCATAACTTCCATAATTAGAACCAAAAACATATTTATTAAATCCTTGAATTAGTTGTATTGTAGTTTCATTTTCTCCACCTAAACAATAATCTGGCACTAAAGGCGAAGGAACAACCGCTGGCACTGGCGCTACAGGCGTAGGCGAAGGACCAGGGACTGGTGATGGAGTTGGTGTACAAGAAGGACTCGAAGGAACTTTAGTACAACAATCTGCGCAATCAGCGTATGCTGATAAAATATCATTGCTGTTAGTAGGTCCTCCTGCCTCAACCTCATAACACAATCCGTCTCCACCAATACTATAAACAGAAAGCAGGGTGTTTCCTACATTAGAATCTGTTGTCCTAAATGTAGTAATATTGCTTCCGTCACATGCGGTAGCAGACCAATAGTAATATACTGGAGTTGGTCCAGGCGCTACAGGAGTAGGTGTAACTGGAACTGGGCTAGGCCCAGGTGTAGGTATTGGAGCGGGAGTAGGTGTAGGTACAGGAGTAGGGTCAACATAACCACAGTTAGTTGAACAAGAAGCTCCTGATGTATTATAAGAACCTGATATAGAGGTTACTACTATATTAGCAGGAACTTCTAAACATACTTGCTGTGTATCCTCTTCAGGAATTGTAACAGATGTTTTAGTTCCGTCACAACAATTAATTGTAAAAGTACACTCGCCTCCTACCGCCCCTATGGGACAGACTATATCATACGTTACACAAGCCATATATTATTAATAATATACAAAAATACGAATTTAATTACTAAGGTTTTAAATTCTTAATCTCTACGGAATCCAGATACTTGCATAGTAAATTTATCTTTTTGACCAGCATTACAAGAAAGGTGTAGTACAGAGCTATCCCATAGTAAACCATCTCCTGCTTTCCAGTCCACAGAGGTAGTCCACTTTTTATTGTTATGAATATCTTGATATTGAATCATGTGACCAATCTTCCAATCTTCTAAGTAAAGGTTTAGTCTTACTTTTGTACGTTTATCATCTGGATAAAGTTTTTTAAATTTAAAAAATGTATCTCTATGCAATGTTACAACGTTTCCTGGTGGCTGCATAATAGTAGACACGGTTTTAATATCCATGTTTAATTTATCTTCCCAGCCATCAAATATAGGGTCTTTAATGTCATACCAAAGTTGTTGTATAACTGTATTGTTTTCATCATAAGAATAACCATTACCATATTCATTGTATAAATCATTTTGTTCTTCCCTTTGATAAGATATACATGAACCTTTATGAAAGTTATAGTCTTGTTTTTCAGCAAGAAAGTATGAATAATCGAAGTCTAATTTTATTTTTTCTAATATCATATTTGATTTTTAATTAAATTAACCCAGCTCTCAGATGTGTTTATAGTTTTACAATTTTTAAAAGCTAAAGTAAAATCCACTTCAAAGTTAGTGATTTTTAAATCATCTATTATAAGTGGTCTAAATTTTTCTTCACTTCCTTTTAAATTATTAGCATAACAATGAAATAGTTTTGGTCTACGAGTAACAAACATTTTGTAACCAAAAAGATGTGCTGCTAAAGAAATTATTTCTTGGTCAGCAAAAGGGTCAACATATAAATCAAAAGTAGATTTTTCTATAAAAGATTTAGGCATAAAAGTATTCGCTCCAGAAGCCACATAAGTTTGAATGTAATCAGTATAAAAAGGTTCTGACTCGGAAAGTATTTTGTGGTTCGGCGTAATATGTTTTGGTTTTACTGCATTATTAGATGGATACATTTTATAATCATCATATAAATCTCCTATTTTATATTGAGGTGGAAACCCTGTTAAAATTACTTTTTCATCAAACTGATTATAATCTTCTATATACATTACATCCCAGTCTTGTATAAAACGAGTATGACTATCTATTTGTAAAACATAATCTTGTCCATCATATAATTTTTTATTAATATAATTTCTTGAATATCCTGTGCCTTTAGACTTTTTAAAATGTATATAATCATATTTTAAATTATGTATTTTATCAAGGCTACTATTGTGCGTCTCGTCCTGTTCATGAATACCAAAGTAAATTCTATCAGGATACTTTGCTCTGTTAATGCAATCAGTAATAGAAGGTAGTAACTCAGGGTCTCTATAACTTGCTATGTTTAAAAAAATAGTTTTCATAAAACTACCAAATCATCTAAGCCTGTATTATCTAACATCCATTTAGCTTCCTCCATTGTATTAAGTATAGGCTTACCCTGTTTATTAAATGAAGTATTTAAAATAATTGGATCAACCCCTTTGTTAGCAAGCTCAGTTAAAACCATATACAAGTATGGATTAGAAGTTTGCGTGATTGTTTGAAGACGAGCGGTATTATCATAATGAATTATAGAGTCTATAGATTCAGAGTTATTTATTACCTGCGCATTATGAGCCATCCACATAGTGTTGTTTTTTGAATTAAACCACCTATACTTATCCTCTTCTCTACACATGGGTGAAAAAGGCCTGTAAGGTTCTCTAAATTTTACACGTGAATTTATTTTATCTTTCATTCCTTTTTTTGGCAAACATAAAATAGAGCGATTACCTAAAGCCCTAGCTCCGTGCTCTGAGTTTCCTTGCACCAATCCAATAATTTTTTCCTCAATAAGTTTATTAGCAAATTCTATAGGGTCTAATTGATTATACTTATCATCATTCCAAGTCATTCCTATATACATACTATTCACAACTTCGCTTGGTTTTAAAATATGAAGCAAACAACCTAAAGCAATACCTCTATCATCAGGGTTTGGAGATACAAATGCTTTGTGTTTTGAATTATTGATTATATTCATTGCGCCACCTCCTGAAAAAATTAAAGGCAAATTGTTTTTATATCCATTTATAATGCTACTAAACACTTGTTCAAAAACAAATTGAGAAGTTGCTGCTATGTTGGCGGGGTCGCCTTCTATATTTAAAGCCTGGTATCTCTCATGAGCTATGTTAACATTATCTATACTTTGTCCTAGATAATAACTAAAAAATTTTGGTACTAAACCATAGTCAACCTTTCCCAAACCAGCAAGCCCCATAATTTTCCCTGCATATACTAAGTTTCCCCACCACCAATTATCTTCTGTTTTTATTGGCTCTAAATAATGAGCAACTGCTGCATAAGGAACACATAAATCTATACCTACATTATTTATAAGAACAGGGTCTTTACCTTTTTCTGCTTCATATATTTTAAAAAACCCCTCTTCACTTCCTCCGTCAAAACTAACAACTAAAGCTCTATCAAAGGTAGATTGGTATAAACCATTTGCGCAATGTGCGGTATGATGAGGAACGTACTGGTAGTTTTTAGCACTAATGTTTTTATGCAAATTATTATCGCAATTATAAGCAACGGTATTATAGGTTACAGCTCCGTATTTATTTTTAAAATAATTTAAAATATCCCGCAGAACTTCTTCTGGATTTGATATAGGAAAATGATATGCAAAGGCTGCATTTTTTATACCAACCCACCTCTCAAGCTCTACAACTTCTTTAATTTCGTCGTTGACGCTTATAGCTACCGCCGAGTTGTGACTTCCAAATAAACCTAAGTTATATTCCATAGATTTTTTGCTTTGTCATACAACTCTCTTGATTCATATTTACCATAAAGCCTTCTATATAAAGTAATTCCGCCATCTGGAGATTCATATATATATACAATATTTTTTTCTTTAATATTCATTTACAAAACAATTTTCCCAGCTATATTTTTCTTTGCCAGTAAAAGTGTAATTTAATAAATTTTTACTACAGTTTTTTTTGTTATTGTAATGCCTTAAAATGTTAATGTAATCAGTAAAAGTAGAGTACCTACTTCCATAAAATAATCTTGCATTCGCACACATTAACGTATCTATTGCTATAGAAGAGACCATATCAGTTTCCATAAAATCATTTAAGTAATAACATTCATATCCATTTAAACACTCAAAGTATTTTCTATCCTGTTCATCTGTAGCGATAAATAAAGGATACGATGTGTCTAAATATCTATCTACCATTGATCTTAAATTACCAAACAATTCTGTTGTACTGTGAGTTCTTGTCTGATGAAAGTCTCCACTTCTTACGTGAATAGCATTATATGGTTTAGCTATTAAATTCATTTCAAACTTATCTCTAATTTTTAATCCATATTTCAAACTGTGTTTAATTCTCATCCTATGTTCATCGGAAATTCCTGTTATCAAATGATACCAATGGCCAAACAAATTTCTAGGAAAATGAATAAATTTATTATTTAAATTAAACTCACTTACATCAATAGGCTTTTTATAAGTGTCTGGATTTACACCCCAGTTGGGATGATTTCCTTCAGGTAAACATTTAATATCCTTGCAAATATTTTCAAAATATTGTATGTCAGATTCATATTTTTGATAAGCTGGTATATCTTTATAGTCTACACAATCAAAATGTTTAACAAATAATTCTTTGTCAAACAATTCCCAGAAATCAAAAAAACTATCTTTAAGCTGATGTTCACTTAAAAACAAACAGTATATTTTTGGCGGTAAAATTATAGTTCGATTTGTGCATATTGCAATTGCAACCACCATTTCATAAGTCATTCTAATATTATTTAGACCACCCCACCACGTATCAAATGAAATATATTTTTTCAACTACTATACAAATTTGTAGTGTACATAAAAATTTCTAAAAAATGTTCCTCCAAAAGGCTCAAGTCTTCCGTGTTCACAAATTGCAGATTCATACAGTATCATATCTCCTGGTTGAGCATACACTTTATACCACTCTCCATCGTGCCCTTGAATATCTAAAGGCCAATCATCTGCTTCAGGTTTATTAGAACATCCACAAGCTAAATCTTTATCCACAATAATTATAGAGCTTATATGATGTGTTTCTACCCTATCAACATGAGGAGTTAATGTCGAACCTTTTTTGTAAGAACGTATTCCATACACAAATGAAGGCTCTATTAATGGTTCTTTCATAGCATTATGCATTTCATTAGCAATCCAATCTCTATGTACAGGTAGGAGCTGCTCGTGTATTAGAGTCCTAATGGAAGGTACGTGGTCAAATGAAAGAAGTTCGCTTTCTCCACCTTGTATGATGTTTTCTTTCCCAGGAAAGTTTTCAGGAGTTACCTTGTCTTTTAGTATTTCATAAGCGTCTTTAATTATATTCCAAGTTTGCTCAGGACACTTAATTACTTCAAAACCATTCTTTGTAAATTTAGGTATTTGATCTTTATGTGTATATGTTTTATTTACAGGTGTTTCAATTTTTTTTGGTTGTAATGAATCTTGATAAAGTTTTTCATCACCTGCTCCATCCCAATCATTTTCTCTCCACCATGCAGTAATAATATATTTTTTACCCTCTTCTATTGCTACACCTTCGTGCATATATTCTTCTAAAACTTTTCCATCTTTCATATTTTCCCACATAACTGCCTTGCCTGTCTCTGGATTAACTACCATATTTTGATTTGGAAAGTTTGTTCCCCCTCCTTTGAAACCATCGTTTAAATAAATCATAAATGTGTGTGTTCTATTCCCTGAAGCTAAACAATGTTTTTGATATGCGTCACCTGCAAAAAAATCATTATGAGGTTTAAAATACTGACCTACTTCGTAAAGCTGGCCTTGCATAGCTTCACCTTTTTTAATGTCTAAATTTAATATACCTGCAATACGCTTATGAATATTATTCACAGTTTCATTGGAGGTGCTTAAATTACAAGTACTTGAAGTTCTATAGTCAGATATAGCTGTTCTATCTGTACCGCCTTCTACTACTGAAGATCGAGTATGATTAGCGTCAATCATTTGAATTAATTCTTGACACTCTTTGGGAGTCAAAAAGTTTTTATACTGCTGCATTTGATTTAATTTAATTCTAATAAAGTTATTAATTATAATTGAATATAAAAAATACTAAGGACAATTCGTTGTGGTACAGTTACTTGTAAATGCAGAACCATTCCAGTATCTATAATTACTTCCGTCGTTATAATAACCTGGTAACGCTGCTCTGTTACAATCACTTTGTCTATCTAAAGCAGTAGCCGTACAGAAATCGGTTGTGTTCATGTAGAATGTAGCATAATTAGCGCATAAGAAGTTTGTATCAGAAATAAATTCTAAACTTACACTATTACATGTTACTGCAGGCGCTGGTGTTGGAACTGGTGCTGGCGATGGAGAAGGAGCTCCTTGACAAGCTGTACAGTTTGCATAAATAGTGTATGTTGTATAGTCGTTGGTATTTTCTATTCCTGCATCGTCTTGATATTCATAACACGTTCCACTCACATCTAACACGTTAGCCACGCTGCCTAGGTTTGTTCCAAATGGAGCTCTTATATTAATTAAAACATCACCCTCTAAGTATCTAGCATACAAGTATGTTGGCGCACTTGGTGTAGGCGCAGGCGTAGGTATAGGCGCAGGCGTAGGTATAGGCGATGGTGTTGGAGTTGGCGCAGCAGGCGCTGGTGTAGGCGCTGTACAAGCTGCATCAGAACACCCACTTGGGTATTGATTCAGAACAGTTGCACTAAAGTCAGCGCTTGAACTTGGATTAGTATCATTAACATACCAACAATAAGTTCCATCCATATAGCCAGGTGCGTTTAATTTTAAAGCAAAGTTTAAAGGGTATCCTGTTTGTGTTAATTCAACATAGTATGTAGATCCACCTCCATCACATCTCCTCATCTCATATACCTGTGTTGCTTGAGGTGTCGGCACTGGTGCTGGAGTTGGTGCAGGAGGACAACCTGTTTCTCCACTAATTAATTGTATGTTCTGACAAGGTGAACCTTGATCTGTTGGTACGCCTGGTGTTGAATTGTAATAATAAAATATATTATTACCTGCCCCACCAATATATCTTTGGTTAGCTCCAGGAGCACTTGAGAATGACTCATAACAACCTGGACTTCCATCACAAGAAATTAGGAAATAAAATAACGGTGCGCTAGGAGTAGGTGTAACTGGCACTGGACTAGGACTAGGACCAGGTGTTGGACTAGGACCAGGTGTTGGACTAGGACTAGGACCAGGTGTTGGACTAGGACCAGGTGTTGGGCTTGGAGTTGGACTAGGAGTCGGAATAGGACTAGGACTAGGACCAGGTGTTGGTGTTACAATATCTCTGTAATCCCAAATTAAATATAAATTATTTTCTCCTGTTGACGGCATAGTAAAGTCTGCTGAATAAATAGTTGGAGCACCTGTTGTGTCAATAGGTGTAGCTGTCGTTGCTGCAGCCAATAAACTAGTAATGTCAGTTACACTGTTGGCGTAAGTTGTATTACTTCTCAAATATCTAAAGTTGTTTAATGAAGCGTCAAATACAAAGTCATCAAAGTTAATTTTGTTAGAATACATTGTTACAGTAGATCCGTCTGGTGGTATTGCTAAACCTTGACCTCCTGATATTAACGTGTATTGAGAAACAATGAACGTGGTTGTTCCTGTCCCGAATAATACTAAGTCGGATTGAACCGTAGATGTCGTACTTCCGTCTGTCCAGTTAAATTCATTGTGTATATATTTACCTGCATCAGTAGGTTCAGTAACACAAACACTGTATAAATTAATAGTTGTAGCAACAGGACAACTCATTGTAATTTGAATGGTGTCATTTTCTGTTGAGTCCGTGCTAACAATAACTGTTGCTTGCTGAGCAGATGTAGAATTTTTTGGAAAAGTAAACGAACCGTCTTGAAATACTGAACCAGAAGTATAAGTATTTCCGTCGTAAATTACTTGAATAGTATAATTTACCAGAGAACCAGCAGAAGTTTCTGTTATTAATTGGTTGCCCGCTTCATCTGTCATTAATACACTTGTTTCAGAGATTATGTCTTGCTCTCCTTCATTGGGTATAACATAACTTACTGTTACTGTTCCAACTTCTTGTGTTACATCAACACAATATGTAAAGTCTTGTGATGCTTTTACAGTTATGTCTTTGCTTACACCACACGCTAAACATAGAGGAACTTCAGGTTTTAGAATAGTATTAGATGTTAATACATACTCGTTCATATACGGGTCATATCCACCTAATTTTTGCGTAGTAAATGCGCTTGTAAATAAATCTCTAAACCAGCTTCTCATACCACTTTCTGATATAACTACAAGCTGTTCGTTTTGAGCAGAGCTTCCAATTAGTTGGATTACTGCATTTCTTTTAGAGTCTGTAAAATATTTGTTTTCTCCGTATGCTACAAAACTTTCTGGGTTATTACTAATACCATAGTTTTCAATACGAGCTATTTGGTTTCCTAGTATTTCTGGAACTGAAGCTACTAAACCACCGCCTGTAGAATCAGAAATTAAATTTTTAGAAGCTAATACGTATGATATTTTATCTTCTTGTAATGTAAGAATATCTGTTCTTCTTCCAAATAATATTTCAATATCACCATAAGTTTCTTCTAATGGTTTAAAGTTTGCTAATCCTAAATTAAATTCATTAAGTTTATTAACATTTGTTTCGTCATTAAACACACCACTATAAGTTAAATCAGCAAATCTATGCGCTGCTTTGTACTCAACATTAGAGGTGGTGTAAACTCTGTTTCCTAAGTTAAAAGACTTCCCGGTTATAGAGTCTCTTATCTTATAACTTTCTACACCATTACCAAATGCATAACAATTAAAAAAACCTGTATTTACAACACCTGGAGTTCCGGCGTTTATGTTTTGATTTGTTACATTACCGCTGTGGTTTCCAACATTATCTATAGAAAAAGATAAATCATTTTCGTACCACACGTCTGGTAAAGAGCCTTGTGGCTCAGTTTCAAACACAATAACAGAATCTCTTCTATATACAGTAAAAGAAACTCTTACTGTTGAATCCGCTGCCGAACTACCTCCACAACATCTTGTACCGCTTACTAATAAATAGTAATTATTATTACCACTGTCTTGATAAAATCTATAATAATTAGTTGTTAATGGGTCAGTGGCAGTGCTTCCCATTAGACCCGCTGCTTGTAATTGTGTTTTGGTTAAATTACCTCCTGAAGATGGAGCTCCTGACTGTGACCCTTCTACTGTGTTAATAAAAACATTTTGTACAGCATCAGATCCTGTTGACGGATCTGTAATAGAATTATTTTCTATAGAGTTGGCAATGTTTGATTGAGTAAACCACTGATACATGTCTGTATAAGTATCACTAGCTATAAAGCTTTGTTCAAAAAAGTTAGTTCTTCTTTCACATTGAGTACCTCTTCCCTCTCTTGTTTGTTCAATCTTCATTACAATTCTTGACCCTGCAGGTACATTATAATTACCACCAGTTAAAAAGAAAGGATAAGATAATACAGGATATCTATCACCTTGGCCTGCAGTTTCAGGGTTGACTTTTATATCTACAATATCATCATCATCTTCAAGAGCTGAAAAGTCAGTAGCATTCATTTTCATATACGTACCCCCGGGAGGAACACTTGAACTAGTAGGGGTTATAAATCCTTTATCTTGTGTTGCTTTCTCTAAAACAGTAGCATATACACATGACTGCATTGGGCCAGCTGAATCTCTTTTAACAATTAATCTATCTCCCTCTTCTACTTTTTTTGTATTTTCTCCTTCTAATAATAAGTAAGCATTATTAGAGTTAGGGTCTTCAAAAAATATACTACTATATATAGTATTATAAGTATCTCTATCTGGTTTTATACAAAACTTATACCTTGTTGCCCAACTTGGCGCTCTTTGACTAATTGGAATATTTACTTTTATTTCATTTTTAGTTGTAGATGCAGAACACGGAATATTAATAGTATTGTTTTGACTTACTAATGCAGTAGATGATCTATTAAAATCATCCATATAGATAATACCTACTTCGTACCCCCTGTTACTATGCAAACTTTCTGTGTTTGCTCTTTCCTGAATAGTAGCTGTTGCTGAAGTTAAATTAAAATATTGAATTATTAAATTACTTCCGCCATCTTCTAAAAATTGAGCAGCTGGAATCTGTAATCTTATTAAGTTATTCCCTACTGGTGCTGAACCAAAAATAGGTTCACCTTTATTAGGGGGAACAGCAGTGGAATTAGAAATACCTGTTTGATATAAATTGTATTGAGGAGCAGTGCTTCCCAAAAATCCATCTATAGCTGCATTAAATTTATCTGTCAGTGTTACACCTGTGCCAGCCTGAGCATTTGCAACGGTTTGAATTGATGCGTCAGTTAATCCAAACTTAGCTTGAAAATCTGTGCTAGAAAATAAATCATTAACAGGTGTAGCAGATTGAGAAAAATCTTGTTGTAAAATGTAGCTAAAAGAAATATTTGTTGAGCCTTGGCTTTCGTCTGGAGTTGATGAACCAAACCAAGAATTAAACGTAAAAGTAAAATCTATATTAATTTCAGCACCCTTTTTTAGTTTGTCAGTGTTGTTTGCAAAACTTAATTCTAAAGTATTATTTGTAATAGTCGTGGTATTACCAAAAGCTTGATATTGAAAACTTGTAAAAGAAGTTGCTAAAGAAGTTTCGCCTATAGAATTATTTTCAAGTTCTGTGTTATAAGTTAATTCTAAAGGTGAATTAAATATATCAGTTAAATCATATCCTTCTACATAGTTTCCGTAAATAAGTCTATTGCCCATTAAAGTTTGAGCTTTTGCTTTTATAGGAACATTATCATATAATCTTAATATTTCTGATTCAGGTAATACTGTAAAGATTTTACTATTTGTAAAAGTAAAAGTGTAATCTGTGTTATTAGCTAGATTATTATTTAACTTATTAATTCTTTCTATAATCTTAATAGTAGGGTCGTTAGCTTCTTTGAATAATAAATCAACTCCAACTACCAATGAGCTCCCAGAGTTATAAGTAATGATAGCTCCATTATAATCATTTTCCATACCTTCATTTAAAAAACTATCAGCAGAAAATTCATACGCCCCTGGTATAAAAGCAGGTTCGCTAAACTGAGAAACAGCTGAGTATTCTCCATTAGAGTATTTATACCTATATGCAAAACAAATAAAATTATCTTCCATAAAAGCATCTTCTACGCCTGTTTTAATTAATTCAACAGGAGGAGATTGAGAAGGAGGTTTTTTAACTACTAGTAATTCCTCTGAAGTTATTTGATCTATGTTTACAGCAGGGTTGGAGTAGTTAGAATTAACATTAACTACTCTTGGAGGGTTTAAATTGTCGGTAAAAAACAATAAATCTCCGATTTTATTTATACCTGTTATTAAATATTTTGGGTCAAAATTTAAAGTAGTATTAACATTTGTTCCGTTATCAATACTAATTACGTGATATAAAAGAGAACCTGTGTTAACATTAAAAGATACAACTAAATCTAGTTTACCCGTAGCGCCTACAGTAAAAGAAGGGTCATGAACAAACCAATATATAGTTTCATTAGCACCATCATCAAATGCTCCTATACATCGAGCTGAAGAACTTAAGGACGTTCCATCCGTATATTGAAGTGTTGTTATTTGAGTGTTACCCTTAGAATTTTCTGCCGCACCAATTTCTGTTTCTTCAGTTGAACCTAATCTTACGTTCAAAGCGTCTACATACTCACCATTAGGAATAAGCCTTTCGTCAAGGCTTTTATTCATTCGGCCTGCGATAAAATTTCTTTGGATTTTTGCCATTTTATTTTAGCCACTTATTTTCACCCCTTAAATTCATAAGCAATCTACTAGGGTGAATGTTACTCAATCTAATTTTTGCATTTCTTAATAATGCTTGTTTATTTCTTTTAGCTCTATTAATAATATATTCTTGTACCCCAAATTTACTATTTAATATCGCATATTGAATATATGCATATATATAATCTTCAAATAATTTATTGACTTGTATATTAGAGTTATTCCCATCTTCCATACCGTCAGATATATACTGTAAAACACACTGCTGATTCGCCATAGTTGAATCAAAATTTATAACACCTGCTCTTTTATCAATAGTAAACGTAGGATTAATGTTTGCTGTTTCAGTATTTAAACCATATCTAGCTCCTATTCTTGAATTATATATATCTCCTTCACAATCCACACAATTTACATTAACATCATTTTCATTATTTTGATTTAAATAAATACTGTTTAAAGCTCCGCTTTTTCTAGTTGTGTCTAAGTCTGATTCTTCGGTATTAACATTATTCCCTGTATCATAAGTAAAAGATGCAGAACCTGTTTGAACATAAGAAGTAGCAGATTGTACTTGAATATTTTCAGTTAACTGTAATAGGGTATTGTTTTTAAATAAGTAAAGCTTTACCCAATTTACATAATCTGAAGGCAGTACAAACCTAAGATCATCATAAACTGTTAATTCTAACGCTTTTATTTCTTTAAAAGCATCGTAGTTTAATTCTTGTATTGCTCTTTTTGCGTGAAATAATATTTTATATCTATTTTCATTATTAACCAACGAATGATTTCCTTCATACATTAATTCAAAATTTGTCATTATGTCAGCTAAACTTACATATTGATATGACCCCCAATTAGCATCTGTTGGAGATACTCCATCGTTTGTGTAATATTTTTTTTGATTTAAATAACTCATAATTATGTATTAGTTTGATTTTGTTGTTGCTCTTCTATTTGCCCAAACTGAAATACATCAGCCTCTCTTATTGATATTCCAGCGTATTGTAATATTCTAGCTACTAAATTATTTGAGTCATCAATTGGCAGCTCAAAGTCTTGATAATCATTTTGCGTCTGGTCAAACAATGGCTCACCGTTAAACAAAGTAACATAAGTCCATTTAGGATCTAAAGGATATCGTATGTATACTGCCTGTATATCTAAAGCTCCACTAAAACTTGAAGGATACACAGTAATAGAATCTCCTTGTTGAGTATACGCAGGATATGATGTAGAAGGTGCAGTTAATATTGAATTAGTTAATAATTTAATTTTATTATTACTTACCTTTTCTGCTTCTCCCTGATAGACACCACCATTAAAACAATTAATATTATTTAATAAATAATAATCATTACCTGTTGTTGTTGTTGAAGGTAGATAGTAAACATTTCCTGCATTTTGTGTTAAAGTTGCTGTGATTGAAAACGTATCTATCACTTCTTCGTAACCTAGTTTAATATCAGCATAACCTGTTCCTGAAACCCTTGCATTCTCCTCGTTAATCTGCTGATTATAATTAATAAAATATTCATCAAACAAATCTAACTGAGCTTGTTTAGCAAATAAGTTAAAATCACTCGGAGATATATATCCATAGTTATTTTTATTGATAATAGCAAGTACAGTATTTCTTACAGAGTTTATCATTTTAAAATCTTTTTACAAAGATACATAAAATAAAAAAGCACCCTGATTTGGGTGCTTTCTTGTCGATAGTAAAGGAAGGATTATATTATTAGTTCCAAGCTAATCCAGTTACAACGTTAGGCGGCGTTAATGTTGGCGCCGCATTTGTGTAAGACGTGCTCATTAAATCTACTAGAGCAGCTACAAAAAAGTTTTGCATTGCAACTCCTGTTGAATCGGCAGCGTGTGTAAGGGTTACCTTATCAGTAGCTGCAGCTCCTGCATAGAAAA